GCTTGTTCTACCATAAACCACGCACCCGTTATTAATATAACACCCACCTTGAGCGTGGTTTCTATCAGTAGAAAGCCCCCATGTTCTACCAATTAAAATAGGGTTAAAAGTGGAAAATTTAGGTATATTGAAAAGAATATTACTTAGAGTGCCGTCTTTAACCATTTCATCTAATTTATTGTTAATCTCTTTCTGAATATCCAACGTACTAAAGTAGTTATTAACATAATCTTGTAATTTCACATAAGCTGCATGTAGATTAGTAACATCACCATTTAATACTGTCACATCTTCCATGGTCTTATTCAGATAATCAACCACTTTACACAACAGCTCATAGTAACTCAGACTATCGTCATACACCAATGGTAACACCTTTTGACACCAAAATCGAAATGGTTGTAAGTCAGTATAATTACCCAAAGTAGGTGTAAAATTAGCAGGATCTTTTTTCACAATATCTCTTGTACTCATAGTTTTTATCTCCTTCCATTACCATAAACCAAAAAACAGTTCTTCAAATTCATTAATAACTTTCATGTCAATGTTAAGCATAGTTTCCCTAAACTCATTCAACATTTTACTGTAGCTACTACCGCCAACCTTACCTGCGACTTTCTCCGTGTAATCTTCCGTACTATTAACACTCTCTGTATAATCAGTACCGCTCTTACTCGTAACACTACTGTTAGAACTACCTTCACTAGTATTCTTCCTAGCACTCGTTAAGTAACTTTCACTTTCAAGACCATCCAAACCACCCTGCGGTGTATCACTATACAGTTCTCTATCAGTAACATTATTACTTGAACTTCCGCTACTATTTTCACTCACATCAGTGCTACTTGTTTTCCCGTCAATACCAGTTCTTTTATGAGTTCTCTCTACACTGTAATCTTTTAAAGGGTCAAATTCAAGTAAAGCGCTCTTGTAAAGCTGATTGTAATAAGGCATGATTTCCTCAAGTTTTGTGTTCAACCACAGTTTCCATACGCCCACAGTTTCAGAACCAATCTCACGCAAATAGTAATGCTTTAAAATCTTCTTACATAAAACGCTTCTGTATGTTTCATCAAAGAAAGTACAGTTAGTTGTAAAAATCTTGTTCCAACTCTTTTCAAGTACTTCATCCACGTTGTCGCAACCTTTGCTTTCGGTTAGTCCCGACTTACTCTCGCATATAAAACGCACTTCTGTTGTGTATTTACTCACTAGCATCACCACCCATCGTATCATCACTTGGCATATCTAAATCAATATCTTGATAATCTTTTCTGTAATCAACTTCAATATTTAAGCCGAACATCTCATTGATTTTTTCAACAGCCTGTTTTCTGCACTCAAGCCTACTATATCTTGAACTTATTGTACTACCTTGTGAACTTGACACCTCGTCTGTGATAAGTCTTTCTTGCTTGTTAATGTTCAAGTTACTGATACCAAGATAAGTCAATGCTTCATTCCAGATCTGATTTTTTAATTGATATAGCTTATCAGCAACATAAGGAGCTTGAGTACTTATTACCTTAATACCATTTATATCAATATTATTATCAGCAAAGATAGCAGGTATATTACCGTCATACTGCATATACAGATTCTTCATTGAAAGTTTTTGTTTTTCATTGCATTGAATCAGAATAGGTGTTTTTTGCGCTTTTGCGTTAACATCAACACTCCTGTCTAAGTCCCATAACCTTTTAGCGTATAACTGTATATCCGTTACACTGTTTGTTCTAAGGTAGTTATTCCATATGATAACACTGTCTTTATTGCTTAGAACTTTTTGATAATTATTATAACAGGAATAAGCACGCCTTGTAATGGGGTTACCGTATACATCAAAATTACCTTGCTGAATACAGTCAAGACATAGCTCGCCTAGTACATCATCTTTAAAGAATACAACGCTACCAGTTTCAAATAATCTTAACTCAATATAACGAGGGTCTACTGTACTTGGCAAATTTTTCCACTCAAACATAGACATTGACAACTCCATCAGCCGTCTTAAATATTGCATATGTGTTAAAGTATTTGTAACAGCACTTTCTTCAAAGTTTGTTCTTTTTCTTCTACCCATTGTTCTCACCTCTCTTTATACTGGACTGTTATCTAACGAATAATCACCGATTTCATCACCATTTTTCCAAAATGTGATACCATTGTCATAAATACTACACAGTTTTTTCATATCATCCGCAGGTACACTTCCTGTCAAGCAACACCCAACCGTTTTCACGTAGTTCCAATGCGGTCGACTGCTAAAGTTTGGATGTTTAACTCTTTTAACAGCGTAACCACATATTAAAATAATCATCAATCATTTTAGCGTATTCACTTGTAATACTGCATCTACCACCGTAAAAATTCTTAGTACCGTTTGCTATTTCTACAGATCCGCTGAAAACATTACCTCTAGTAATATCTGCTTTAATACTAGCTTGATAACCTTGCATTAATAAATTACCGGCATGATTCATGTTATTTGAAGCTTCTGATAAAGGTATCATACCACCTAAGCCTACCCCAAGACTTAAACCGCCAGTGATTGCTGTTGCTGTTATAGGTAAGCTGTTTTGTGCTAGCCACGCTCTAAAAGCGTCTGTGCTCCAACTGCATAACGGATAATCGGATAACGTTAACATTTCTGTTGTTAACGGTACATCTTTACACCCTTTATAATACATTGGTTTAATAGCAACTTGCACAGGGTATGAAATAGGTACATCAATATTAAATTGTGGCAATAAATCGTCAAATAATTCATATCTATAAACAGCACTTTTATTTCCTGCATTTACACTGTAAAAGTTATACGGATATGTGTACAATTTTTTACATTTTGGTTTGTAACCGTCTAAAGTTAAATTTTCTGTTAATTTCGCTACACTTACAATAGTATTGTAACACGATTGTGATTTAATAACATTTACACCTTCACCTTTAGGAATTGAACTTCCGACAGCAATAACAGGACACATATACATCGCAACGATGGCTTCAGGCTTTTGTGCGTATTGATTTAAGAAATTTGTTATAGTTTCTGTATCATCCGAATTAAAAGCATGTAAACTACATCCACCGTAAATACCGTCATATAAATTCCCGTTTGGTGAACCGCTTGTGTCGTTAACCATAATAATAACAGCTAAAGGTTTAATAATCTGTAGTAATGAGCCAAAATCGTTGAAAACATATTCACCAGTATCAATGTTTTCAGGCTCATAGTGCTCGCCGATTTGGTCTGATACTGGATGTTCTCTCTCTACAAAACACTTATCAACATTATGAACAAAAAACCATGTCTGCATTACGTCAATTTCAAAAGTAACGTTTGTGCAATTATCATTTACATACTCAATACTTGTAATAAAAGCATAAAACCATTTACTACCATAAGCTGTGTTTCTAAACATCATATAATTACAGTCATAAATATCGTCTGCCTTTACATCCATTCTTGCCACGCCTTTATTCACCCTTAAATAGGATTGGTTGCTAAAGCTTTTTTTCACGTATTTTGAAAAGTAATTGTATTGTTCTGTATCAGTATTAAAATATATTGTATGCTCATATGTGTTATCAAGTGGTACGTTATGCAATAATTTTATATCAGAATTAGGGTTGATATACATTTTTTTCTCCTTTTATTAAAATAGGGCACTATCATAGCACCCTATTTTTAATATTACACCTGCTTTGTTAATTCAATAGCTGTGTCCACTGTAGTTGCGCCTGTTACATTTGTCTTAGTTGCCTTGTACTTAACACCATTGATTTCTGCTTCAAGCGTAATCTCTGTAGCAAGCTGTGACTTTGGAATCATAAGCACACCATATTTCTGCATTGCAATGCCTGCGCTTGTCATAGCTTCTGTCTGAATGAAGTTTACATTCTGAGCTTCAAGTCCTGCATTCTCAAATTTCGGAGAAAGAGCGAATACTGTCGCGTAATCTGCCTCGTCCTTTGTATCAACATGTACTGTAATAGTTGCCGGCGCTTCAATGCTTGCGTTACTTGTTACAAATACAACCGCATTCGCGAACGGTGAACTTGAAACTGTTTTCCATGTGTGATAGAAATAATTCCAGTACATGCCACTTGCTACATATTTTTCTGTGAACTTGTTGTTGTTATCATAAACCTGGAACCAATTTTCATCACAGATAACTGCTTTTACATTTGCAAGCAATGCAAGTTCTTCTGCTGTTACTTCTTCAATTCCTGTTGAATTCGCACGGATAACTTCAAATCTGTCGTTGTCAAAGCTTGTCCAATCATCAATGATATGCAGTCTTCCCATGAAATCAGCCTTTTCCATGTTAAATGCACTTGCAAGAACATTTACATCAAACTGAGCATTGAAAGTAGCATCCATGAAGATAATCTGTCTTTCTTTCGGTGTGTTTGTTTTAACACCTGCAATATTATTGTCTGCACTGATAAACGGCAATAAGTTAGATGTGGCTCTAAACTGAACAGCTCCTTCTTTCAAGTCTGTTCCGTCGCCGATTGCTTTCGGTTTCATCTGACCATGTGCGATAGCCTTAATAAGCAAGTACTTAAAGAGCAGGAATTCATCATACTCGGCTGCGGTGTATACGCTGTCTACAATTTTAGCAATTAATGACTGTACACCATCCATAGAAAGAAACGCCTGTTTTAAATCTTCATCCTGAATTGTTACTGGATACATCACTCGCCAGTTCATTGTATGGAAAGCTGTACGCACATCAGGAAATGTTCTTTTAAATTCTCTTGCGCTTGCTTTTTCTGCTGAAAATTCCACAGCATTCGCGATAGATACAAAAATATCTTCCACTGTTTCACCGAATTCAAGATACCCCTTTTTAAGCTGTGAATAAGGGTTGTTAAATGTTGCGCTCTGCATGCGCACTGTAGCAATACGATTAACCAGTGCGTTCAAAAACTGGTTAGCGAATGCCGGTGTCCCATAAATAATCTCCCCGACTTTAGGAATGTCTTCTGTTGTTAACACTTCAGGGACACTCTGCTGATAATCATATGATGCGTTCTGTCTAATAACGTTCATAATGTCAATCGTTGAAGCATTCAGAGTGCTTGTTGCAATTCTTTTTGCCATAATAAAATCCTCCACTATTTAAATAAATCTTCAAAAGTTTTTGGTTTCTCTTCTTCCTCTTCTTGTTTTGGTTCTTTTGGTTCATCCGGTTCACTACTGAAAAAACGTTCTTTGTATTTTTTCCGCCATTCAGCGTCATTGTCTTTGTAACGTTGTTCCCAATTTTCACCGTCACCGTTTGCACGTGTTTCAAGATCTGTTAACGTGTCTGTAACATCTTCCAAAAAAGAAATTGTTTCATCATCTGTCTGATCGCCGACTCTAGTACGAATCGTTTCTAAAATCTCTTCTCTTGTTTTTACTGCCATAATTTTATCCCTTTCTAAAAGTTATATCGAATCATCATCCATACAGGCATGCTTTTTTTTCTTTTAGATGGCGTACCGCCACCGCCTCCTCCTGCACTATAAAAGCGATACATCAAAACAGCATTGTTAAGTGCCTGCGATTCTGATAGATAATACTTTGGTTCTGTTTCCCATGTTGTGACACTTGAATCATTTGCGTGTTGTTGAATATAGTCATACGCTTTATATGCAAAATCAATTCTTTCTTGTAAGGCAGGAACTCCCGCACGTTCCCAACATGTCTCAAAAGCTTCAACCAGTTGTGGGATATTAGTGCTACTGCTAGTCAAGAACTCTTGCAATGAAGTAATCCCTGCAAATTCACCTTGCCAGTCATTTTCTACAACTAAGTATTTCATTTGTCCAACAGGGTCTGTACGCTCATAACCATTCGCTTCTAGCCATGTGTATAACGCTTCACGTCTTGAACCATCCCACTGAAAAATACCGAATGCTGTGCCACCTTGTTGACCTAATGTTGGGTTAATATGCGACTCTCGCCAAGCATTTCCTGCTAGTGCTGATACTACATAAAGGCTTGCGCCATATCCAGTTGCCCCACCATCACCATATCTGAATAATCTTGTAAAGCTACGTTGGTAGTTAACATTTCCACTTGTATTACCTATGCTTACTTGGTATTCTAACGGTGCATTGTCTGTATGCGCACCCATGAAAACACCTTTACCGTCGCCACCTAAATAGCACATTTCTGTGTGTCCGCTTGTCCACCCAATGTCACCTGCTTTATATTCTCCGTGGGCGTCTACTTCTGTGAACCCTAGTTCTAATAAGCAGGAAATCATTGACGATGTTGTAAAAGCGTTATGGTTTGGCGCATAACGAGGCGTTTCAAAACCACCGGCAACCAGTGCATAATTGATAAATGAAGAACAGTCGTAATAAGTAATTCCACCAACTGTCTGTCTATTTCTGTATGTTTGTGAATACCCAACATTTGGTGCGTTACAAGTTTGTATTGCCCACGAATAAGCTGTATCAATACTTGGCATTTATTTCATACCTTTCTACGGTTTCATCAATCTCCCTTTTTTACCAAGAGAAACAAGTTTATCATTCTGTGGTGCTGACCCTTTATAGTTTGCAATACCGTTTTTACTTGCGATACGCTGACGATACGTATAACTGGAATCTACACCGATTGATTTCAGGCAATCTACAATGGAACAACTACTTGATTTGAATACTGGAAAATATGTTTCACGTGAAACATTTGTTTGTGGCTTCACAGTTGGCTGTACATTTGTTTTACATCCAAGCGCAGATGCTATAGCCATAGCACACTTTGTAGAATCCCAACGAGAAACATCATCCCTATCGTCTACAAAACAGCACTCAATAAGGATTGCTTTTGCTCTTGTTTTTCTAAGCACATACAGTTCTTTGTTGTACTTTACTGGTGAACCGTGGAAACCAATACCAAGTGTGTTCGAAATGTTTTCAGCGATCTTATAGGCTACCCCGTAGATTCTATCGTCGTACCCATATACTTCAACTCCACCACATTTTCCGTCACCTACTCTGTCGTTTCTTGCACTGTTTAGGTGAATTGAAATATCTAAGTCAACATTATGCGCATTGCACTTGGAAACAATAGAAGATAAGTTTGCACTCTGTGTTGTGCTATAGTCGTCTGTACAGTCATATACTGTATCACCGTTTGCTCTTAACAGTTCGATTAGTTTGTTTTTAACTTTTCTGTCTTCTGTTACCTCGTCCAGTAAATCACTTACCCCTCTACACTTTAATGAGTGCCCCCCGTGTACGTTATACACCGCCATCCTTGTCACCATCCAATCTGTCACATAACTTCTGTAGAATCAATGTGTTATTGTTCAACGCCTCTGTTACACTGTTCATTTCTTCTTTGTGCGCATCTTTTTCTTTCAGCATATACCAAAACATAGCTCCACACATTACAATAGGGAAACCAAGTGTTGAGATTGCTGTAGTCACTGCATTTACATCCATAGCTTTAATCACCTACCTTTCTTATTTAATTATATCACAATAATGTATGTTTGTCAACGCATCGTATAATTATAGACACTGTGTCTATTAAAATACATTGTGTTTAATAATTGACATTTTGTCTTATTTATGCTATAATATACAAGAGGTGATAAAATGAGTTATTATGACGGTACAAAACTATTAAGTCTGTTAGACCTTAACAATAAAAGACCTGAGATTTATATGGTTACCAGTAACAGAACGGGGGGTAAGACCACTTATTTTGGTAAACTGGTTGTTAATAAATTTTTGTCAAAAGGCGAAAAATTTGGACTACTATATAGATACGATTACGAGCTTAGTGGGGTAGCAGAAAAGTTTTTTAAAGACATTAAAGAATTATTTTTTCCTGAATACGAAATGTCAAGTAAACCAATGATGCATGGAAAATTTCATGAATTATTTTTGAATGGTGTTTCATGTGGTTATGCCATGGCTCTTAACAATGCAGATGCCGTAAAGAAGAACTCACATATGTTTAGTGATATTAGCTGTCTTATTTTTGATGAATTTCAGAGTGAGACAAATAGATATTGCGCAAATGAAGTGAAAAAATTTATTTCAATTCATACCTCTATTGCACGTGGACAGGGTAAACAAGTTCGTTATGTTCCTGTTTACATGATGGCTAACCCTGTGTCATTGATTAATCCGTATTATACAGCCATGAAGATTTCAAACAGACTTAAATCTGATACGAAATTTTTACGTGGAAATGGGTTTGTACTAGAGCAGGGTTATAACGAAAGTGCAAGTAAGGCACAGACAGAAAGTGGATTCAATCGTGCATTTATCACTGATGATTATGTTGCTTATTCTGCACAAGCCACTTACTTAAATGACAGTAATGCATTTATTGAAAAGCCAGTAGGAGAATGTACTTATGTGGCAACACTTAGATATCTTGGTAGAGACTATGCTATTAAAGAGTATATGGACTTAGGTATTATTTATTGTGACGATAGAGCAGATAAGACATACCCGTATAGGATAAGCATTACAACTGATGACCACAACATTAACTATGTTATGTTAAAGAGTAATGACTTGTTCTTATCTAATATGAGGTACTTCTTTGAACGTGGCTGTTTTCGGTTTAAAGACTTACAATGCAAAGAAACTGTATTGCAAGCACTTAGTTATTAATGGTATCATCTATCGCTAGAAAGCGAAAAACATAGGGGCAGGGCGCACGGGTGAAAGATACCGCTGTTTCTATGGTCGGGGTTGCTCCCTTGTCGTAATAGACTTTAGACCGTTTTCACCGATAGTCAATGATATAGTAAAAGGTACTTTGCTTATGCATTGTACCTTTTATGTTCTTATTTATCTAATTTTAATTCGACTTCTTTATTCAGTTCTTTTTCTTTCTTAAATTTTCTGTGTTTCTTTGCGTCCCGTGGTATATGTGGATAAGTTGGCATATAACATTCGTACTCATAAAATGGGCAGTCAACACATCCCTGTGCATATCTACTTGTGCAAACATTAATCAGTTCTTTTACTGTCGTTTTCATATAGCTCTATCTCCTCGTTTGTATATAATGCTTTTGCTAGTTCAGGCGAATCATAACATAAATGATAATATTCTTCTAAATCAAATGGGTAATACCCATCAATTTTAGCAACACATTCACCGCTTTTACAATAATGACAATCAGTACAATGTGTTTTATTTATGCAATATTCTACTATATCTTGCAATCTTATTTTCATATTTCAATTTCCTCATTTGTATATAATGCTTTTGCTAGTTCAGGATATCTTTCGCATAAGTGTACAAAATCAATATACGCTGATGGAATAATTCCACCGATAGCCATAGCACAGTCCATATTATTGTCATATTCACATTTCCAACACTCTTTCCCATTACATTGATTAACAATATCTTGCAATCTAACTTTCATTTTTATTACCTCATTTCATAACTTGTATTAACGAGTAACACACCGCCCCTCATTCTTTTAGGGCGTAACTTATCGGGTACTTTCAAACCTATCTTAAAATCTGATAAATCACGTTTAATAGGTTTATCTCCTTTAAATAAGAACTGTTTTTCATCTTCTGTCCATTCTTTATGTGTTCCTGTTCTTGACTCTGTATAACCGTTTATATCTGCATTACCTTGCATAGATAAAACAAACAGGTTCTTACACTTGTTAGGCATCCCTGCGCACTCATAGAACGGTTCGTCTATTGGTTCTCTGTTCTCATGTGTTACGTGTTCAATGTATGTTTTCTGCCTCGTAAAAGTTGCAATATCCCAACACGACTCCAATGACCATGCATTGAATTCTGTTGGATGCTCTCTTATACCGTCTATTTCATCGGGTAGTAAATCACAGTGTATAGAATCAGTATCAGCATATATAAAGCCTCTTTCATTAACACCATGGTAATTCTTCTGAGCTGCTCGGATTGTAAACTCTCTTGCGTATGATGTAATAGCAGAACCACAAGGTATGTAGCCTGCTTTCTTGTTGTTCTCTTCCTGCCTTATAAAACCGAGTGATTCATCATCTTTCACGTATGCAATCTTGAATGAACTATCTTTAGATGATGCCTGCTTTCCATAAAGATTATTAAGAAACAACTTTGCAAGAGTGCGCTGCGCTCCCTTGCTTTTCTTCTTAATCTCCGCGTACTTATTGATGTATTCATCATAGATGCCTTTCATTGCATAGAACCATACACCGTCTATGATTTCAAAGTCATATAAGTCGTAGTGTTCCAACATTAAATAATAATCTGTGCACGTTACAACCATTTCCACGATAGCTTCATGTCTATTGTTTCCACTGTCATAATAGTATGGAAAATATTTATCGTGTTTCTTACTGTACACATCACTTGTTTCTAGCATTTCTGTGCCTCGGTAAAGTGGTGAACCTTTTATCTGTATGAATGGTAAGTATCCGTGTTTCACGTGAAACCTTGTGCGAATACGTAAGAAAAAATATCTTGGGTCGCCTTGCGGATCTTTCTTTAAGGCTTGCTCATGAATAAAGTTTCCGCTCCAATAATGAGGTTTGCCCACTGGATAGAAGTTCCCACTGTCGGAGTGCATCATGGATGGATATAGGCTATTAACGTCTGCTGTTGTTCCATGATAATATAACTTATTTTCTTTCCCTCTTACAAGATAACACCATCCCCCACGGTATGATTTACGAATATAATCACCAAAGGTTGGGTATTTTGTTATTCCTGTTTCTATCTTGTATATATCAGGGAATAACTGTGCATAATCTATCTTATCATAACTTTTTTTGAACTCTTCTAGACAACATGAGCCAATCGTAGATTTATCGTGACCCTGTTCTAGCATGATTTCAAGTGCTTCTTTTACTACAAGAACGTCATTTGCAATGTACTCTCGTTCCTTTTCTGTAATCTCACACCCTGCGTATCTGTAGCCTGTGTATTCCATATCTAGCTTTTTGTGCTTCGTAGCGAATGACTTGCCAATCACTTCAACGGAGAACGGTAACAGTTTCAAAGAGTCACGAAATTCAAGTAACTTATTGTTTGGAAGTTTCTGTGTAATAGAATACCACATACCCTTATCCGATATACTATAGCGCACCTCGTTAGTTAACATTTCCTTGTTCTTTTTCCATGAGTAAACACCGTTATCGTTATTGAGTGCTTGTGGATATTTCTTCTGTGCAAGTAAATAATCAAGAATAAAAGCACCATCAAATTTTAGGTTATGAAAAAACGCTATGATATTTACATCTAAAGCACGAAAATATGTAAACATATCTTCAATTCGATGCAATATTGTAACGTTTTCTGTAAATAGTTCTACAATCGCAACTGCCCATACTTCTGTATGATCTTGACCCTCATATACTGTAGTTTCAAAGTCACACATAAATATTCTTGTTGTACGTTTACTATTCATATGTGTTATCCTCAATATCCCATGAATATAGAGATTCCTGTTCATTATTTAAAGAATCTCGTTCTACAACAGATAATGTTCTACCACTGATAATCTCTCCAATGGCTTCCAATGAAGAAGCAACATTTACACCTTTTGAATCGGTTAAAACCACTTCCAAGTGCATCTTAATTGCATTCCAATTATTCGCAAGACTCTCTCCTACAACTATTTCACCATCTTTATTTATAGCGCTATAATATAACGATAATAAAGCAGATTGAGCTTCTTCTGCCATTTCAATATTTGCTCTTTTTCTTCTATTACCGTAAATTGTTTCCGTAGGTACAGGTGATGTTATTCGTGCTAAAAAATCATCAACAAAATGCTGATTGGATATATCACCAAGTTGTGGCTGTTTTAAATGTACAGGGTTTTTTAAATCATGCACAGTTGGTTGTTTGTCTGTAGACCAAAACTCTTTTGCGGATTCCTTATTACGTTTCCTTGTCTCTGCGCTACGCTTGGCACGTTCTGAAGCCAATTCATGTTTTAACGCACCAACAGTTGATATTTCACCTGTTTCTGTTGAATAGGCTTTCTGTTTCATGAGGTTCTTGATATCTGCTTTTAACTGTCTTGTTATCTTTGCTAAGTCTCTTCCTTGGATACCCCATTTACGCAACTGTGATTCTGTTTGATAAACATTTGCACCACGTAATTCAATATTCTGTTTTCTTAATGCTGATACTTTTCGCTGATATTGCTTATAGTATTGACTATACTTTGATTTGTTCTTTTTCAATTTTATCACACCTCTCACATTTTAGATTAAAAAAGGGGGGGTAGGCGTTCTGCCCACCCCTTATTTTTAGGAAAGAAAAACTTTTTATATTAAACTGTTCACGTCAAGACCACAATCTACAAACGGTCGCCCTGCCTTTGTTTCTCCACTACGTTTAACGATTGTATACGGCTTACCGTGCATCAACACATGAATTGACTTTAAGGAACTCTTGAAAGTATCGGACTGTGTTGAATAAACTTTACCATCTACTGTGATGATAGAAAGCAAATCAGCTTCTGTTCCGTCTTTCTTTGTGTCCTTGTACTCAATGTAAGCATCCACTGGAATTGTTGTTCCGTCAGGTACGTCTTTCATTGATGTGATACCCGCATCCATTGTCATAAGATACTGCTCTACCTCTGTAAGTTCTCTGCTTGTGTTTGTGATTGTAATTTTACTCATTGTTTTTTCTCCTTTTTCTTCTGCTTATACTTATTCTTCTACTTAATTTTCGTCTGTTTCTTTTTTGTCTCTTGGCGGTAATACTTCTGCCATTTCAATGAACTTCTGTTCATCCATACCGTACAGTGTCTCAATAACTTCTTTTGAAATAATTGATACTGGCTTAGATGTTTCTGTCTCTACTTCTTTAGTGACAGCTTTCATGAGTTTTTTATCGTCTGAGTAAACCCCTGCGATTGTCACCTCATAATTTTCAACTACTGCTGTCTCTGTGTTTACGCACATAACAACTACTTTAGTTGATGCAATTGTTCGTGTTACTTTTCTTGCTCTTGCCATTTTGCCTTTCACCTCTTTTCATTTTGTTTGTGCTTGCTAGACTGCTGAATGCACGACTTCTTGTGAAGTCGAATCAGATAAAAGGAATCGAACCTTTACACATTGCCACCGATTTTTTCGCCTGCATGGGTGTCGGGATATCTGTTATTTTTTGTGAGTGGACGATGCTGTGTGCACCGCCCTATATGGTGTGGTATTTGCAAGTTGGATAATATTTATCTTCCTTACATTATTAAGTATATCAGATTACGCTTGAAATGTCAAGTAGTTTTTTAATATTTTTTACTACTTTTAATTTTTTCGGTTCAATATCATATGCATATAAATTATCGCATTTATCTCTAGCTATATATTTAAATTTGTTAGAAATATAACTGAGAAATGTAATGTCATTTTGTAATATTGCAATAGGTCATTTATATTCTTGATTCGCCCATTCAACTAGCGCATCAATACAATATTCTTTAATGTTATAAAATAAACAGTTATCACATTCAATATTAGTACAAGCCACAGGAACGTGTGTTTCCTTATAAACAGCAATACTATCACCATCACAGATTATATCTACAATTTCATTTTTAAATTTTTCTTTATTTTTCATAATTATATACTCCTTTTTACAATGTTTCATGCGAAACAATTTTAATAGTGTAACAATAAATGCTATTGGTAATTTATGGCGCCGGAACAAAAAAGTTTATTATAACAGCAACCCAATAAAATAAAGCAAGAAAAAAAGCTGTTAATGCTAAAACGGCAATAATTTCCTTTATTACAATTTTTATGATTCTTTTAATTTTTCTAATACCCATGAATATGCCTCCTTTATTAATGATTTACTTATTGGTACATCTATACGCTGATCCTTTGTTATATATGCAATATAGTATTTTCCATTATCGTATACACTTTCTTTTAATTTATAAATGAAAGCATAATGCAAGTTGGTTATGTAGGTTGTGTTACACAATGACAAGGCTGTTCCATTTTCCTCTCTCATTATGTCTTTCATGTGTTCGTATTCTTCTACGGTTTTAGGCGTTACTAAGTTTGGGTGTTCATAAAGCGTTTCGCAGAAATGATCTTGGAAACGCCTGCGAACTTGCGCATGGGTTATCCATTCTGACATTATTCATCCCTCCTTTCTAATTCGTTGTATCTTTTAAGTGATTTATGCAGTTCACAAAAAGCTTTATCAAATACGCTATCTGTTCTGTAGTCAACATGATTGAAAAGAATGTCTTCAGCTTCTTTTAACACCTCAAGTTCTGATTGTGTTAATGAATTCATAAATTTCAACTTCACCCTTTCTTTTAGAATATCATTATTTACAGGTGCTAAACCATAAAACGCATTAAACATATGTGATTCTAAAGCACCACTTTCCAATAGGTTTCTTAAACCTTCTTCGGTCGTTTGTTTCATACTTTTTTCATCTCCTTTCCTTTACTGTAATTATATTATAGCATTGTACCTTAAAAATGTCAATAGGTTTAACTAAAATATATTTACGTATTTTAGAGTCGAGTTAGTTTAGACTAACTCAGTTCAAACTGTAAACGAAAAGA